ATATAGAGGTATAGTGTAACGGTAACACTCCGGACTCTGACTCCGTCATTTAAGGTTCGAATCCTTATACCTCTGCCATAACGGTCAGCATACGAACTATATCATATCTGATGTGGCTTGTGTGTTCGGATTGATAGCTAGACGATAAGTCTAGCTTTTTTTTATATAATTTTTTAAAAAAAATAAAATTATTTTAAAAAAACGCTTGACTTATACGCCTATTAGGCGTATAATGTAACTAAAGAAAGAGATAAGAAACAAATATTAAGTGAGGTAACTATTATGACAATCCAAAAGAAAAAAAGCTATCAAGTTAAAGAATGGTTTATGAAGAAGATTTCTGAGCAAATCTCTTTTAACTGCATTGACAACAATGTTTTTAATATCTTCAAAGAAACTGAAAAAGCGGTATATGCAATGGTTTCAATCGCTCCAATGAAAAAGAAAACTCTTTGGATTCCAAAAAGTTGCTTAGAAGAATTTGAAATTGGTGTCAATAATGGTTCATTCGAATATCACCATGAAACTTATTTTATTGAAAACTATGATGAAGCAAGTCTTAGATTTAAAAATTTTTGGTCAGATTATATGTAAAATTATTTTTATTAGGAGGAAAAACAATGAAATGTTATAAAGTGGGTAGCCGTAAGTATACAAATCCAAAACATACGGATTATAACGATGAATGGACTAGCTATGAAGGTTTTGATTTTTGCAAAGCGTGGAAAGCTTTGCAAGAAGAAAAAGCAAATAACGAATATTCAACAAAGAACGAAAAAGAATTATTTGAAATTCTAGCAGAAGTTTATGATTTACCTGATGATATTGACATATCAGATGAAGATGAAGTTATTAATGCTCTCTGCGATTGTTGTGGCTGTGACGATTTTTCTAATTGTAATAACATCTACCAAGCAGTAAGGTCCATTGCTAACAAGTCACAAAAAGAATTTGCACAAATGCTCAAAATCCCTTATGACACTTGGCAGAAGTGGGAACTCGAAAAAACCAAATGCCCTACTTATGTTACAGATTTAATTATTTATAAACTTATGAATGAAAAAATTATATAAAAATAATCCCACAAAAGTAAAACAACCCCACAACGGTACTATACTGTTGTGGGGTTTCTTTGCACGAAAATTGAATTTGTTTTACTGATTTTTTTAAATTACTGATATGTTTTTAAAGTTTGCTTAAAATTTTAAAACTTTAATTAAACATTTCAAAATTAACGAAAGAATTTCAAAAATTAATTATTATCGTTAATTCTTATTAATAAATGTAATACATTCTGCCGTTATTTTTATCATTGCTGATAATTTTTGCACAAATACAACCTTTATACTTACCTTTTTCGATTGTGCAAATAATTCTGCACTTGTGACTTGACTTAACTTTTGTGTCAGTCTCAAACTTTTTTTCAGACTTATCAAGTCTTCGTACTCTAGTACCAGCTTTGATAGTGATAGTCTTGTAGCTTGAGTGACTGTAACTACTGCCTAGGTGACTACCGGCAATCCAGCCGACTGTGTTGCCGACCTTGACTTTAACCCATCCGGCACCATCATCAGATAGTACTGTTACTGCTGTACCTTTTTTCAAAGTTTTAAGTTTTGCACTAGCATTACCGATTGGGTCTTTAAAGCTATATTTATATAGTCCTGCATTACCTTGTAGTTTAACTTTCTTATTTTTCTGTAGTTTCTTAGTTACAGTTTTTGCCAACTTGCCTAATCGACCATAAAGCCAATTACCTGGGCAACTCTTATTATCAAACCATCTATGGACAGTTAGCACCATTTCATCAGACTTAGGCTTGTAGCTTAGCGACTTGCTTTTGCTATTGAACCACAGTAGCTTCTTCTTGTTGTATCTCTTGCAAATATCAACACACAACTTCACAAGAGATTTGTATACTTTACGGTTCATGGTATAAGGTTCTTCAAGTCCACTTGCACATTCAATGGTAATGGCCCTCTGGTCGTTTTCATTACTTGAAGAACACCAACTACGGTTTTTCTCCTCAACAACAAGTGCTACTCTACCATTTGCGCCAATACCATAGTTGCAACTTGCCTCTCTTGATGGACTTGTAAAGCAATTACAAATAGATTCAGCTGACAACTGACCAACCACACAATGTGGTGTGATTCTGTCAATGGTGTGAGTCCTTAGCCCTGAATGGTTTGGACTTAATTTAGTTACACTTACAAGTTTACTGTTACTCATTGTTATTATCCTCGCTTTCTTCTGTGTCTGTTTTCTTTTCAACCGTCACTTTTAATCGCTTAATGATTTTTGTTAAAAATTTAGGAATCGGAGTGCCGATTTCGGCTAAGTTTTCAAGAATTGAGATTAACTCATTAATAATAAACCATATCGTTACAACTAAGCCGATGTAGTAGCTTAGTTTAATGTCAGTGCCTAATAGCATTAAAGCCTCAGAAATTATGTAATCTGCAATAACGGCAACTGCTACTGTAGCAAGATAACCGACCTTTTTTAAGATGCCAATGACACCAATTCGGCTATTTAATGTGTGAGATACATACGCTTGCGCCATACCGGACAAGTAGTCAATAATCATTACTACTATTAATACGATAAGTGGTACTAGTAAGATATTAAGATAAGCAGCTATCGCTGCTGATACAGCAGCAAAAATCGTTTGTAAAAAATTCATTTTCATTTTTTAACTCTCCTTTGTCATTAAATAAGTTAATGCAGTGAATTCAGCGTCCGAGTATTGATAGAAGCCTTCATTAGCTGGATGTACACAATCCTTGCAATACTCAACTGTTTTTTCAGACCTTTTGTTTACTTTTGCACTTTCCATCGTCATATTATGTAGAACATCAATTTGACAACTCATTTGTACAAAAGTTACATAATCGTACTCGTTAGCAATCTCTTGATATAGCTTATTTAAGTCATATATGTATTTATTTTGACGAACCTGCGGCATTGCGTTACCGTAAGATTTGCGATTAGAAGGATACATATAGTGGTATCCTTCTAGTATGATTTTGCAATTTGGAAAACCAATATGTGTATTTTCGATTAGTTTTTTGGCTCTCATTTTTAAGTCAGACCAATTAAATTTATTCGCAAATGCACCGTTTTCATAGTCATTCCACCCTAACAAAATCACAAGATAATCAAGTTGTGTTTCATTTAAAGTGTTTTTGACAAAGTAGCTCATTGAAATGTTGTTGTAGCTTTCAACCCATAGATAGTTATTTGGGTATGCAGATGGTAGAGTGTTAGGATTATCGGTATAGTTAGCCCAACTATAACCACCTGTTCCGGTGAATTTGTTACCACTGCCTTGACCAATTGATCTGCCAATTAGCTTTGTATCAGTTAAAGTAGTTTGACTTATTAAGTTAGCAGTTTCGCCACTTCTTACAGCCATTCCTGTAAAGCTGTCGCCAAGATACATTATGCGTCTTGTTCTGTCGACGATTTTTGTAATATCAGTAACATAAAATGTTACTCTTTTACTGTCAATCACCTTGCCAAATCTGTCCAAAAGTTGAAATAACGGTAAATCACTAGGCTTTCTTAAAATGTCGTCTGCGTAATCAGCTGGGCAAGTGATAACGATTTTGTCACTGTACTCTTTAGTATAGTCTGACAAATTAACAAGTCGCACATTGTACTTATTCTCAACAAATTCATAGTTGCTATAATACATTCCGTATTTAAACAATTCGAGCGTTCCACCTTTTTGGATGTAAAAAGCGTCTGGTAAATCTAGTTTGCAAGTTTCTCTTGCTAATTCGTATCTTGTGTCATTTTCTGCGATTGTATTAATTGCTTTACCGATAACTGTTACATCTGCAATCTTACTAAAGTCAGTACCACCGTACCAAAGCCAAATAATGTACTTATATCCGATAATCGGACTAAATGTAATTTTGTTTTTGGTGTCTGCAATAACTTTAGTAAATTTATTATTGCTATCATACTCAAAGATACTCGCATACAATGTAGGTCTATCCGTTGTAATTGTAATAGTGCTGTATTGTGACAAGTCCAGTTTATCTGTGATAAAAGCTGAGCCATCTTTTTCTTCGCCGGTTGTCTTGTCAATTGAACCAATTTTATAATCACAATGTATATTGTAATAGCCAGTCGAAGCTGTGGATATGTCTGTTGCATTTTGCTTTATATTAGCTTCGGATGCACTAATTCTATTGATAATATCATCAGCACTTTCAAGTTTGTCAATATTATCTACAAGTTTCTGTACTCTATCAGCTTTATCTTCAATGTCTTTAATTTCAGTCAATGCATCAAGCAATTTCCCAAATTCTTGGCTTGCTACGATTTCTGACTCATCAGAAATTACAGACTCAGCAACTTTTACGGTGAAAGTTGCTGAAGTTACAAACTGCTGATTGTCTTGTAAAATCACTTCACAATTCAACAGTCCTGGTGTGTCTAACATTGTCTTTGTTAGTTCAACTGTGATAACATTATTTGTTGCATCAACTACAGCAGTATTAACTGCTTTGGTTTTGCTATTAATGCTCGCTTTAACTGTCGCTACATAGTTACTAGATAGAGTGATAGTGTTTCCATTTTCTGTGAGAGTAATATCAATAAATCTTGTCTTACTGTCGCCTTGATGGGCGTTGAGTACCGTAAACGCTCTAGTGTCATTAACATCTAGAGTGATTTTTTGATGTTGTAGTTGCATATTTATTCCTCCTTCTTGAATAAATTTGCTAATGATTTTTTAGGTGTCCCTAATTCGATGGTAGTATATCGCTCTAGTAGAGAGTCAAATACTACTTTGGCTACTTTTGCCTTTGCAGTCGATTGCAAAGTTGGAAAATATACCGAAACAGTATCACACAACGCTATATTCTTCATTTCTTCGAGTTCGTTTTCTGCTGTAATTGTTAACGACACTTCCGGTACCGTCAGTTGATTAGCTTTAACATACGATTCTGTTGCATTGTAAATGTTAAGATAGACCGTTGCGCCCGGTGTATTCATATTCATTTTTTTAGATTTAAGTGTTTCAGTTAAATCAAGCTCAAGAACTTTGCGATGGAAAGTTAAATCGTCAATTAAGGTGTACACATAAGGACCACCATTTCGATGCAGATTAAGAATTCCGTAAACGGTTTCATTCTTTGAAGTGTCTTTTCCAAGTTCAACTTTCACAAATGGATAGATGTGTGTGTACATTTTTTCAATATTTTTTTCTTGTTGAAAAGATTTAAGGTTGACGCCGTATTTAATTACAAGATTTTTTTCAGTGCCTCTCGATTTTAAAAATTCAATGTCAAAATTATCCCACTTGTATTCACCTTTGAAAATTTGCAAAAGCGACTTAGAATCACTACCAAGGAAGTCTCCAATCGTGCGAATACTGTGTATGTCTACTTTGTCTGATTCTGCTGTAATATCACTTGTAAAAGTAAATTCTTTATCTGCAAATATTGCACCATTCGCAAAATTTTGACTGTATACAAAATCAAAAATTTCCTTCGGTGTACCGGTGTGTGCACCATAGGAAAAATGGCTATCTGTTGCTACATAATATCCCCCTTGAATTAGGTCGTAATTCAAAAAATAGTGAATGTGTCTGCCGGTGAAGGTTCTCTTTCTATCCGTAATCACTGAATTTTCTGAATATAATTCAAAAATCTGTGGGGCCTGCTGAGGATTAGCCTTTAACTTGACGAATTTGCCAACCTCAACTTTTTTTGATAGTGGGTCGGCATCAGAAATAACAACGGTAATTGAGCATTCAAAAATGCCGTTTCTTTCTTCTGTTACTGTACATTCTGTACAAGTTGTTAAAACGCCTAGACCGTTCGTGTTAAGCAATTCTTCTTTTGTAGAATTATTGTCATATAAAACTGGTAGCACTATAAACGCCTCCAATTTGGTACTACTTTGACAGTAGTACCTGAATTGGCTTGAACACTAATAGAATTCAAACCAGTTGAGAGAGTAGGGAAGTAAACACCGTTCACGCATTCATCATGAATTTCATTGTTCATAATGCAGCTACGGTTTTCTGTGTCGATGATACAACTGCCGGTTACATTTTTAATTGTGAAAGTTAATCTATTCGTATAAATTGTAATCGTCTTATTTTCTCCCTCAACAGAAATTAAAATTTCGGGATATGATATTTCTCTTTCAGGGTTGTATATTGTTAATGGCTCTATAAGAGTAGCACTACTAACATCAATAGCTTTTTGACCTTCGTATGAGTACAAAAAAGGTTCACAAGTAAGTTTAACGGTAGTCCTCATAACACCGGCATTGCCAACTTGTAAATCAGATATGTCAGTAACTATAGCGTTATAGAAATAACCTTCCATATAGTCTAGATAAAGTTGACTATATTCAGTACCGATAAGCCACTCGGATAACCTTTTTCCTAACTCTGCAATGTTTAACTTGCAGAGTGTAGGAAGAAAGGCAACTTGTTCTTCAAGTTCAATTGAATTATAGGACAAGTTATCTTTAACAACTTTCTTACTTCGCCCCGGAATATCGACAAGTTCAATGTTAGGCATTGCGAATTTTCGCTTTTTCTGTTCTTCAACCACTCCGCCAAGTTCGCTCAGCCAATTGTCTTTGAATTTTAAATCGAACATATTCATCACCACGCTTTCTGCTGCTGAGCAATGTCGGCAGCTAGAAGTTCTGACATCCTTCTTGTGATTGATTGTAAATCACTATCGCTGTAATTGTTAAAATTATCAACATTAAGTGTAAATGTCATACCGTTTGAGCTTTGCGTATTTGCAGTTGATTGCAAAACATTACTATCAGCTACTAGCTGACCGTTTGAGTTTGTTGCAATGCCGGCTATCGCAGGTGTCAGGGTTGGCATATCAAAACTGCTGTAGGCATCAACTACTTGTCTCATTTGGTCTTTTGCGTTTGCAACAACACTTTTTGTGCTGCCTGCAATACCAACACCGATACCTTCACCAACAAATCGGCCAACTTCATCACGCATGACCGTCGAAGGTGAGTGGATGCCAAAAAAGTCTTTGATTCCGTCAACTACGCCATCAACAAAACCTGAGATTTTGTCTTTAATCCATTTAACGCAATTTTTAATGCCGTTCCACAAACCTTGCACAACATTTTTACCAATTTTCCACATTTCTTTGCCCAATGACGCTAAGCCTTTGACGATTGCAACAATAATCTGAGGTAGATTTTTAACCAATTCCACAAGCATTTTAGGGATTGCCTTAACAATACCCATAAATAGTTGTACTGCACCTTTAATTAGTGTTGGCAAATTTTTAATCAAGGTTTTTACAATAGTAATAACGATTTTTGGAATTTGTGGAATTAATTTTGTAATGAAAATTGGGATTGCTTTAATTAAGCCCATCATTAGCTGAATGCCACCTTTTATAATTGCGTCAATACTATTGATTAAGCCATTAACAATGCAAGTGATAATTTTTGGTAGATTTTTTACAATTGCTGAGATTATTTTAGGAATCGCCTTGATAATGCCCATTAACATTTTAATTGCTCCGTTGATGATTTTAGGCAATGCTTTGATCAATGTGCGGACAGTAGTGTTAATAATTCTTGGCAATGCTTGTAGTAAGGCATCTATCACTTGTGGGATAGCGTCAATAATACCGCTAAGCATTTGGACTGCTGCGTTAATGATAACATCAATACTATTTAACAGCGTTGTAGAAATAGTGTTGATGATTGTCGGCAATTGTTGTGCTAGTGAAATAGCCACTCGCGGAATAGCCTTAACGATAGCAGATAGCAACTTTGTGCCGGCTGCCAAAATTCTCGGCACTGCTTTGATTAAAACATTGATTATTGTTGTAATTATCTTCGGCAACTGTTGTGTCAATCTCGGTATTTGTTGAGTTAATGAAGTTATCAATTGAGAAACAATTTTAACCACTGTAGCAGTTAACTTTGGGATTGCTTGTAATATTCCGTTTGCTAGAGTAGTGATTAGTGACATACCTACATTGACAACCTGAGGCAATGCTTGTATTAAGTTGCTTAAAATAGTATTGACTAATTTGCCTATTGCGTTGCCAAATTCTTTGTCTGAACCTTTAACACCTGTTACCATACCCTTTAAAGCCGGAATTACATCACCTGAAACAGTCTGAACCATATCTCTGAGTGGGCTTTCAGCGTTTTCAAAAATTGAAATTTGAAAATCTTGGAAAGTAGACGATAGAATTTTCATATCACCGTCCAAGTTGTCAATCATTCCGTTAGCCATTTCTTCAGCTGTACCGTTACAGTTTTTTAATGCAGACGAAAGATTGTTAACATCTGTTTCACTACTGTTCATTAATGCCATCCAGCCCGAAATAGCGTTAGTGCCTGCAATCTTCTTCGCATAGTTGGTTTGTTCCTCTGCGGTCAATCCTCGCCATGCTTGCCTTGACTCATTGATAACATCAGACAGTGCTCTAGCTTTACCATTAGAATCGTAAAACTGTACACCAAGTTTTTCTGTTAATGTGCCTAAAGCACCAAGACTTGTAGATGAAGCACCAGCATCGGTTGATAGTCTTGTCATAATAGCTCTTAGAGATGTACCTGCCTGAGTTGATTTGATACCATTGTTAGCCATTAAACCAATTTGTTCGCCAACATCTTCAACACTATATCCAAGTGAGCCGGACAAACTGGCTACATATTTAAATGTTTCACCCATCTTGCCAACATCAGTATTCGCTGATGTTGCAGTTTTTGCTAGCACGTCAGCAAAATGGTTTGCATCGTTAGCTTTGAGCCCAAAAGCTGTCATTGCGTCTGTAACGATATCAGAAGTAGTTCCTAAGTCTTCACCACTTGCAGCTGCTAAGTTCAATACACCGCCTAGAGCTGATGTAGATTGTTCTACATTCCAACCAGCCATTGCCATGTATTCAAGCGCTTGTCCTGATTCTTCAGCCGTAAAAACTGTACTTGCACCCATTTTTTTTGCTGATTCTGTCAGCTTATCAAGTCCCGCTTTATCGGTATTTGCAATACTTGCAACCTTTGACATTTGAGCTTCAAAACTTTTGCCAGTATTAATTGTTTCAGTGGCAAGACTTTTTAGCCCTGACACTGCTGAAGAAATCCCACTTGAAACTAAGTTTGCAACTGCGCCTTTAAATATTGTAAAGCCACTTTTAGCACCTTTCGCCTTTTTACCAGCATTTTCGACTGCTTCCCCGACATCTTTAACTGATGTTTTGCTTGTCTTAGATTTTTCACCGACTTTTTTAATTTCGTCACCGGCTTTATTTGCTTTTTTGCCTGCATTATCAAATTCATTCCCGACATTTTGAAGATTTGATTTTGCGTTTTTTGCTTCTGTACCGGTTTTTTGCAAGTCTGTGCTTGTGTCTTTAATTTCTTCATCAGCATTACTAGACTTAGTGCCAGCTTCTTCTACTGCTGAACTAAATTTCTTTAATTCACCTTGAGTTTTTGCGACTTCACGCTCAAATGCTCGATACTGTCCCTCGTCAATTTCGCCTTGAGAAAATTTATCTTTTATCTGTACTTGCACGTCAGAAAGTAGCTTAAGCTTATCTCTAGCACTGTCAACTTGCTTTGCAAGCAATTCCTGCTTTTGACCCAACAAAATCGTGTTTGTTGGGTCTAGTTTTAGTAATCTTTCAACAGTTTTTAATTCTGTTTGTAAACTTCTTGACTCTTTATCAACATCTTTAAGAGCCGTAGAAAGAGCCGTTGTGTCGGCTCCAAGTTTGACTGTTATTCCTTTGATTGATGAAGCCACTACACTCAGCCCCTTTCGTATTCTTCAATTTCAGCTACATAACTGCGATATTCTTCTTCCGAAATAACGCCTTCCTTGTATCTTCTTTCAACAATTGGCAATGCTTTCTTCGCTATCTTATAAGCAGACTCAGGGTCTTCCCATTTTCCACCTTGGCGGACAGTTTCGAAACGGTCATAGGACCGGATAAAGTTCAAGCACATACCTATCGTGAGATTATCCATATCAACGGTGTTAAGCCCTCTAACGGCTAAACACGCTAACAGTTCTTCTGTTGTCATCGTGTCGCCGTCAGAATTTGACCCAACACCGTTTACGCGTTTTTTCTGTCGATTTTCAAGTCGTTAGATAAGATTTCTTCAATCTGCGAGAAAATATCAAAAACCGGAAATTCTTCAAATGAGTCAAGCCATTCAAGTGGTTCAGGGATAGAGTTATCGGCATTCTTGGCTAAAGTCCATAGGATGTTATACATTACTTCAAGATTAAATTTTTCAATGTCATAACTAACTACAGTATCTTTGCCTTTAACCTTCTTGGTCTGTACCGCTTCTTCCATCTGTGCAAGTTCGGCGAGGAATTCCTTGCCGAACTGCATCTTATAGCGGAGCATTACGGCTCCACTGTTTCTAAATCTTACTTTCTTGCCGTCAATGGTAATAGTTTTTTCCATTACGCAGCAACCTCCTCGGTAGGTAGTGGTACCTGATCCGACAGTTCCATACCTTCAAATTCGGCTTTAACAAGATTGTCAGACATTCTCTTTCTAGCAGTGATTTCAAACTCTGTTTGCTTAAAGTCAAACTTGCCGTTTTCACTTGTTGAGCCGGACTGCTTAGGGCGTGATGCTTGACAGTTGTAATATACAGTAGTCTTGCCTTTGCCGTCTGTGGTTTCTTCAATGATTAAATAAGCGAAGTAAGGCTTTGTAGAGCCTGCGTATTCTGCTGTACCTTTAGTATGTTTCTTATCACCGAGCCAAACTTCTTTAACTTTGTCGATAGCGTCAATAATAGTAGTCTTAATTGAGTAGCCGCCATTTTCTTCCTGAGAGTAAACACACTGGCCATCAGCAAAAACTTCTGATGTGTCGCCTTGTGGATCAGCTTCAAAAGAACTACATCCGGCTTCCGCTGAGTCTAACCATGTGATTTTTTCGTATGTGTCCTTCGCTTTGCCCTCTGTCCAAGTTGTGGTTAGTAGAGCATAGCCATTTTTTACAATCGTCTTTTTCAATTTGTTTTCCTCCTTGTAAAATAAAAATCAGGCACTTGCAAAGTAGTAAATTACTTCGCAAATGCCTTCGCCTTGTATATATATTTCGCCACTTGTATCATAAGTTCCACAAGTGGCGTTTAATATTTCTTCAACTTTCTTTGTTGTTTCTGTATCACTTTTGTCATAATAAACTTCAAGTGCGACAGTTTCTATCGTATATATAATCGAGTTATCTGCGCAAACATTCACAACCTCGTCAGTGCTCCAAATTGCATATGGCAGATTTTGCTTTGTACTATATGACAAATGAGCACACGCTATTTTATTATTTTTTAATTCTTTGATAACCTCTTTTAGTTTCGTTTTGCTCATTTTTCTCAACCTTTCAAAACCTCTTCAACATCGTTTAAAAATTTAGGTACGATTTTTTCTTCTGCACTACCGATATGGGGATAGGCTTTAACTCTTCCAACTCCGCCTTTTTTTGCGTGACCTTTCTCGAGCAAGTGGGTTAACTGATAGTTTGTAGCATTGTGCACGATAGCGGTATAATGACCATTTTGTTTTACTTTCTTAACCCGCCAACCCTTTTTATAATCACCGGTCTTGACCGGTGAAGTGCTTTTTAGCTCGTCGCGCAAAATTTTCGCGTCTTCTTGAATTACTTGTTCAAGTTCTTCAGTAACTTCTTCGGTGTAAGTGTTCATCTGCTTTGCGATTTCATCCGCGAAACTGCTAACATCAATATTCATTTTGTACACCGTCAGCAAGTTTAGTTGATAGATAAAGCTCTAACTTATCTTTAGTCTTTTGATAAGTTCGATAGATGTAATAAACTTTATCATCAACTTTAACTTTGCTTTCATTATTGTAGTCAACTGCAAAAATTAAAATCATTAGTTGAGGTTTTAAGCCTGCTTCACTTGCCTTAAAAAATTCATTTTGATTTACAGATTTTTTGTTGCAAAAAATTTGCTTTTCTGCTGTAATGATTTTTTCATTTCCTAGCTCGTCAAAGTCAATTCTTTCACTGATTAAAGTTGCAATAGAATCAAACATTGCTATCAATCCCTTTACGATTCGCGATTGCGTCCCTTAATTTTTCATACTGCTGAATAAATCTTTCGTCACCATCGCCAAAATTTCCTTTGCAATAAAAAACAATCGCTTGGGTTATTAACACAGAATTAGTTGAAGATATTGACACTCCTGCACCCTGAAGATCCAAGGTGCAAGAGTCAATTAACATTGATATTTCGTTGTCAAATACATCTGCTGTAAGTCTCAGAGATAATTTGACCGCCTTAATAATGTCTTGTGAGGCCATTGTTTAACCTCCTTATTCAAATTACGCAGATTTTTTTACTAGCTTAACTAAACTATCAGTTCTGACTGCCTTGCCATCTGCAAGCATAACCATATCCAGTACCTTGTTATGTGTATCATTATCAATGTAGATATTAGTTGTAAGACTTAAAGCCTCATTAAATACATAATCCTTAAAATCAAAGATAGCGGCAAATGTAATATCGCTAGCCGGACTATCTGTATAACTCTTGATGGCATCTTCACTGATTGTATTTACAGTTCTGCCTAGTAGTTGGAATTGAGGTTTACCGTCTAGACCAAGGTTCACACGAGCGATAGGCTGACCGTTTGAGTCTGTCATTCCAAGAAATTGGAAGAATGTAGCACGAGTCATTACATATTCTGCTGACTCACTATATACATCTTCGACAAGTGTTTCTGCACTAATTAGAGTTTTATAGTCTAGCTTACCTGCTTTAGTCACATTAACAACCTTACTAGTTGTTTCTGTTAGGATGCCCTTAGGACATCCAGTACCGGTACCGTTGATAATAGCCTTATCGATCATCTTAACCATAGCTTGAGCCATTAAGTCAGTAAACTGGCTTTCAAAGATTTCTAGACTTGTTACCTGCATAAATAGTGAGAATGAAACCTTACAGTTAAGTTTGTGTGCCATAAATGTAATCTTACTTGTTTCAACCTTCTGTTTGTCGGCACCCTTGTCTTCATCAACCCAACTTGCTACCGGCTTAACTGCTAGAGTAGGAAAAGCAATAGCAGATTCATAGTTAGTTTTGAACACCTTAGCGTAGAATGTGCCGTAATTTTCTAGCTTGGTAATAATCTGTTCATATAGAGTTGTTGGGACGATAGAACCGGCAGTACTAGAAGTTGTTACTTCGTTTTTGAACTTAGCCGGAATTTCTGTACCATGCTGAACAAAATTCATAAATGCTTTTCTATATTCAACACTTGCGAAAATGTTAGTAGGTTCTTCGTTGTTTTCGCCTGCATTGCCTGCGAATGGCAGTGGCGCAGGTGTCTGCTTGTTGTCTAGTGCATTTAGATTTGCCAGTACCTGTGCAAACTTTTCAAATTCCTTGTCAAGATTTTCAATTCTTGCAACAAGTTCACTAGCTTTGTCAAGTTCGCCGTTTTCGTTTGCCTTGTTAGCTTCATTGATTAGATTTGTTCTCTGTTCGAGATAGTCTTTTTTGTTTTTAAATGTCATTTTAAAATTCCTTTCTCTGCTTTAGATTTAGCAGTTCAATTTTTAGTTGATTTTCTTTCTTTTTCTTTTGCATTTTTTCAATCTTATCCGGTGCAATCATACCACCGATCGAGGCTACAAAAGATAAGTTAGCATTGTTGCTATTTTGCTTATTTTCAATAATTTTGTCACAAAAGCCCTTTTCAACCGCCTCTTCTGCTGTAAGCCAAGTTTCTTTATTCATTAACGCAAGTAACTCACTTTCTGCCATACCAGTTTTTAATCTGTAAGCATTTGAAATTGATTTGTTGCATTTTTTCAAAACTTCTGCTTCGTGCTGATGATCCCGATTATCGCCATAAAGGCCACTTGAAACATTGTGAATCATCATTAACGCAGTTGGTGCGATTTCACTATAACCAGCGCAAGCGATAACACTTGCAGCACTTGCTGCAATACCTACGATTTTGATAGTAACATTACCTTCGTAGTTATTGAGCAGTTGAAAAATTTCGCTTGCTGTAAACATATCGCCACCGCCGGAATTGATATTAACTGTAACATCATCACCGTTAGCGTTCTTTAGCTCATTAGCTATACGACTTGCACTTGTACAGTCCTCACCAAAGAAGTTATAAATCCACTCTTCTGAATTATTGATAATTGGACCTTTAACATTAATCTCTGTCATTATTCATCACCTCCTTCGTCGCCACCGTTTGGAGCCGGTTCAGGGTCAACTACTGTTGCGGTATCTAAACGGCGGATAGGGTTATCGCCACCAGGCACCGGACCAAGTCCAAGAGTTTCTCTCCATTCGTTAACCGTTAAGGCACCTCTATCAACTAAGTTCATAAATTGTAACTTGCTCGATAATGATGCACCTTGCAAATTGAATGAACCGACGGAAATCTTATTTCCTGAACCTCTTTGTCTGCGTGTAAATAATTTTCGTGTCATTTCCTCTTGTAATGCCTTGATAAATGGCTCTATCTCTGCTTCGTAGTAAGCATTTTCTTCATCTTCATTTGCAGTTGACTGCAAAATCTTTTCCGACATTCCAAATAGAGATAAAATTCTTGTTCGGGTTTTCTCCATTTGCGTTGCGTTAGGCACATAGTCTTGAGCATTGATTTGAGTTGCGTCTGCTTTGGCATCCACCGCAGCAACGCCAACAGAATCACTAGAAATATTCAAGTAGTTGTCCGCAAACTGCTGTGCGTTAGTTTTTAAGTCCTCATCACGCATTGAAGTTGTGTACTTCAATAGCCAACGAATTACTGAACTATTCTTAATAGCATTGATAATGCCTCTGTCAGTAGTTTCTACAACTTCCATCAGTGGTGAAAGTGACTTAGCTCTACTAGTACCGAAAATATCGTCAAAAGCAAAGTCGCCACGAATATGAATAATATCACTATCAGATACTGATAATCTTTTCCCACGAGGAAAGTTGAAAGTATAGTACAGATTTCCTTGCTTGTCCGTATCTGCTGTAGCGGATAAACAAGAAATTGGGAAGAGTTCCGACGGCATACCGTTCTCATCACGCAAGATAAGAATATGTAAGTTCTGCGTAAGGTCCATAATGGCCGAACACTTCTTCAAAAAATCGGTAATGCACATATACCTATTTGGTTCTTCAAGTAAGAAACGCATATACGGTTCAGGGTTAATCTGTAACACCTTGTTGCCGTTTTCATCCGTTGAGCTTCTTATGTGATTTATGGTAAGTTTTGCTATTCGTTTTGCTTTAGCGTTAATGCAAGAACGGACAATGTCGTTTTCGTAGGGAGTAAAGCCCCAGGTCGAAAACACATTGTTGTCCTTAATTACATCAACTCTACTAATTTTTCTAACTTTTCCGGTGAAAAAGTTTTTAAATCTATTAGTTAATTTCAATATCTCACCACCTTTCAACAGAACATCATTCCAAGATGATATTTTTTAAAGTCTTTCCATTTATCAACTGCAAGTTCTGCAAGTTCTGCAAGTTCTAAAGCCTTAACGGCTTTTGCTTGTGCTACTGCTGATGTATGAATTTCAAACTTCATAAACTTAAAAATGTCAGGATTGATATTAATTCCTGACAAGTACCGAGATGAAAATTTAGGTAATTCTTTTTCTAAGATGAAATATAAATATTTTGAATTTATGCCTTTTGGCTTGATTATTCCGAATTTAGTTTCAAGAGTTGAACTCTTATCTAAATATCTAATAGTTTTATCAGTAGCAGAAAACTGTAAATATAAAGTGCCTTTTGAATACACTTGATTTTTCTTTACTCTTTCAATTTCTGCAACATCATATAATTTCACAACCTTAGAAGGCTCATTTTGTAATTCTTTAGCTATGGCAATCATTGATTGATACGCGATCCAATTTTTGTTGACTTCCTCAAGCGGATTTTTATCAAGATAATTCAAAAACGGCATTATACCATTTTGATATTCTTCTTCCAGTTCCGGTGTAGCAAATTCAAAGTCTTGTATCATCTCAGCGATTTCTCTTTCTTGCTGTTGAATTTGCAAATCAATGTTCACAAGTTCTTTAACTGTTTCACCGATTGGTGGTAAAGGTTCAGGCTCATAATTGTCAACATATCTTGGGATATTCAAGTTATAGTCATTTTCGATAATCTTTCGCAAATTTACAAGGCTAGCAAACTTATTAACAGTTCTTCTGTTACGATAAGTTTCTACTATCCTTTCAATTTGTTCTGAGGTCATTAAATTTTGTTTGCCATTCTTTTTAAAATCTTTGCTAGCGTCTATAAATAAAATCTTGTTATCAGTTTTATTTTTGTTGAAAACAATAATTGCAACCGGTATTGATGTATTAAGAAATAACTTGTCTGGTACGCCAATAACGGCATCAATTAGATTGTTTTCAATAAGTTGTTGACGGATTTTTCCTTCTGCCGCACCTCTGAAGAGTACACCATGAGGCAGAATGTAGAATGCTTTGCCGTTGTCATTTAATCTTGATAAGCCATCTAGTACAAAAGCGTAATCACTTTTCGCTTTTGGTGCTAACTCGTAACCGTTGAATCTTTCGTCTGTTACCGGTTTCCAAGAAAGAGAATAAGGTGGGTTAGATATTACGCAACTTGTTTTCTGCTCTTCATAATCATTCGTAACATTTATGTTACTATATTTTTCGCCCTGCGTGAGTTTATAAACTTTTTCAACCTTATTTTCTAAAACATTTTTTTGCAATACTGTTGCTTTTAAATTTCTTATACACAAATTTAAAAGTAGGATAGGTATGCTCATTTGTGATAGTTCCTCACACTGATAGTTTATCTCCTTTGAGCCGATTCCTACACTTAAAGCACCGGTACCACTACAAATATCAATGACATTATCCGTTTGTGGCATTAACTTCGAGATTAATGTACATAAGCAATCGGGTGTATAATCTTGTTTCAATGCATTTCTATTTGCGTTATTTTCCTGAAAGTAATCTCGCAAGCAATCATTCTTATAGTCAAAATCATATTGAAGTAATTTATCGCAGAGTTTGTCTTTTTCACTTTCATTCATTAATTTTGATAGTAACACTTTTGGTAGTTCAAAACTCTCAGTGATTCCAAAAATATCATTGATAATTGCAGTATCAAGTTTCTTTTTCTCTTCAAAATTAAAAACAAACATCTGTTTCGCCTCACTAAATTAAGGTCATATATTCATCACGATTATTACACAAAACGGTATAGGCATCTAACAATGCTGCTGTACCGTCAATTCTTCTTGTAGCCTTTGAAGTTTTTGCCGGCTGAATATTACCATTTATATCTTCATCAATAGCGGTGTTGGATAGACACCACTTGTCAATTGGATTGTTGTTGTAAACTATAAGTTTTTTCTGCAAGTCGGCTTTTAAGTTTTTCATTGGGTTAGACAAGGTTTTCTTGCCTTGAATAACCGGCACCATAACATCACCAAATGTGTTTTTCATTTCGTCCACCCAATAAACGGCGGACCAAGAGTCATAGCCAACTTTGTAAATATATATATCAAGTTCATTTTGAACTTCTGCAAACCACTCTGTTACACATTTTGCGTTGATTTTATTGCCGGGCGATAATCTCATATATCCTTTATCGACCCAAACATCATAGGGAATTCTATCTTCCTTGACTTTCTTATCAAGCAAGTCAGTAGGGATCCAATACATAGATAAGCAATAAATATGTTCATCACCTGGAATACAAAACAATACCTTTGCTGCTGTAAGGTCGGTAGTGCTTGATAAGTCAGCACCACCGATACCGTATCTTGGCTTTAATTCTTTAACGTCGAATGTTCTCTCGTTGTTCAGCTCTTCAAAGGTCAGCCAGCTCTGTACAGAAGTTTCAGGAATATTAAACTCTTTACATAAGAGATTTTTAACAAGCTCAGTTTTGTTTTTTGCTTTATCTACTTTGTCTCTAAGTGTTGATAGTTTTTTGATGGTTCCAAGTCCTGGGTTTGCCTTCTTCCAACAATTCGGGTCGGTCCATTCCTCTCGTTTATCAAGTTCATAAATAACATACAAACTATGCTCGTCCTTAAAGCCGTTATCGTCGAATAAACCGTTGATAGCGTTCTTGGCATCATCATATATATCGTCATATATGTCATTTCTGATGGTTCCGGCGGTGGTAGTTATTAAAACAAGAGGTTGTTCTCTACCTGCCGTACCATCGGACATAATGTCAAATAAGGCTCTGCCGTTTTTCCACTGATGAAGTTCATCCATCAAACAACAATGTACATTCAAGCCGTCGAGGGTATCACTATCGGACGCTAGAGGTTTAAATATTCCGCAGTTGTATTCTTCTGATGATAGCTCATTATGCAAAGTTTTAATCTTTTCAAGCAGAAATTCTGATTTGCGGACCATTCTCTTTGCTTCTTGCCATATAATTTTCGCTTGATCCTTTTTTGTTGCTACTGCGTACACTTCCGGACCCTGTTCACCGTCTGCGATTAACATATACAAACCGACGACTGAGGCTAGTAGAGATTTACCGTTTTTCTTCGCAACGATTAAAACAGATAGGTTATATTTCCTAAGTCCGTCAATACCGACAAAGCCAAATGTAGCAGCTAGCCACGCTTTTTCCCAAAGTTCTAATTTGACTAATTGACCGCCAAATTTACCTTTTGAATTCCTGCAAAAATTTTCGGCAAATTCAAGAATATGGTTGGCTCTTTTGTTAGAATAAAAATACTCGCCAGGGTGTTCAACATCCCAAGCGAGTTTCTTGTAAACAGTTTTGACTTTCTGTGAAACGACTTCTTCTCCGCTCTCAATTTTATCCCAATATTCTAAAATTGGGTTATAATTTAGAGGGTATTTTTTAAATTTTTGACTCATATTTCATCACGAGAATTTACGAAATCGTCTAAAAAGTCAATTTTTTCTGTTGGTTTTTCAACGGCTTTCGGCAACATATCATCCAACTGCTTAATGAATTTTAAGTAGTTACCAGTCATTGTATTGTACAAATCTGCCTCCGGTCTGCGTCTAGAATAAGGAGTCTGATTTTCAGATTGGCTGAACATTTCCGTTGTACCATTTTCTTTCAAATCTTCTGCAAGATATTTCAGTGTTATTCGAGTGAAAGCGGCGTTTTCAATAAGTCCCGGAAGTAGGTCTTTTCGCTTGACATCAATATCTTTGTAAACTTCTTCAAGTCGCTTTATTTCTTTCTTGATTTCTCTTTGCTTCTTCTTTGTTAGATCAACTTCTGCCATATCTGCTCAACGGGACTTTGTCAATAATTTGATATAAAAAAAGTAAAAAAGAGGGGGATATTTACATTGCTAATCGGTGTGAAGTGACTTCTCAAAATCACAAGGTGAAAGATAATTAATAGATGAATGA